CAGGAATTTTTATTTTGTTTCTTTTTGTGGCAGTTTGGTGCATAACTTCTGTACCGTTTAGAACGGCGTGTTTACGGATTGGGAAGTGTGGCTGTTAAAAAATCAATGAATGGCACAGGCAAGGAGGCCACGCAATTTAAAGCAGGCAATCCTGGTCGTGCCAAAGGCTCGAAGAACAAGCGCACTGTGGCTGTGGCCGAAGCACTGCAGTCAGCGTTTGATGGCATTGGTGGGGTTGATGCTCTTATCAAATATGCAAAGACAGACACCGAAGGCTTTTATAAGCTATGGGTCAAGATGCTCCCACAACAAATTAAAGCAGACATAAGCATGAACGCTCCACTCATTGAGATCATCCAAGAGGGGAGGCGACGTGCATCACACAAACAAAGTTGATCCTGAGGTGATGCTGTGTGAGGACATGGCGCTCTTTTATACTGACCCATTAGGGTTTGTGATGTATGCATATGACTGGGACAATGATGCATCAATTCAGATAGTTGAGTTGGCTGAGCCATGGGCCAGTAAGTATAATAGTAAGTATGGTCCTGATAAGTGGTCATGCAAGTTCCTTGATCGTTTGGGTGAGGAAGTTAAGAAGCGAGGCTTTGATGGCATCAATGCTGTCAACCCCATACGCATGGCAGTGACGTCTGGCCATGGCGTAGGCAAGAGCGCAATGACTGGTTGGTTGGTCAACTGGATCATGAGCACTCGCCCATACGCTCAGGGCACAGTCACTGCGAACACATATGCTCAGCTTGAGACCAAGACGTGGGCCCAAATCATTAAGTGGACTAAGAAGTGTGCCACATCACATTGGTTCGCAACGTCAGCCACTAAGATGTATCACAAGGACCACTCGGAGTCCTGGTTTTGTTCAGCCCAGACATGCCGTGAAGAGAACAGTGAGGCATTCGCTGGTCAGCATGCTGTGAACAGTACATCCTTTTACATCAATGATGAAGGCTCTGCCATTGCCAATATCATTTATGAGGTGCAGGAGGGTGGCCTGACCGATGGTGAGTCTATGCAGTTTAACTTTGGCAACCCAACACGCAACACTGGCTTCTTCCGTGAGTGCTGGCGCAAGTTCCGTCATCGCTGGATCACATTCAAGGTGGACAGCCGTGATGTTCAGATCACCAACAAAGAGCACCTACAGTCGCTCATTGATGACTATGGCATTAATAGTGACACTGTCAAGGTGCGTGTACTAGGTGAGTTCCCAGCCCAGTCATTCAAGCAATTCATCAGCGAGGCTGATGTTGAGGCAGCCATGGATCGTCACATCAAGCAGACATCCTACAGCTTTGCACCCAAGGTCATTGGCGTTGACCCGTCATGGTCAGGAGATGATGAGTTCGTCATAGGCATTCGCCAAGGACTCTTTTATAAGCAGCTGGGTAAATGGGAGAAGAATGATAATGATATTGAGATGGCCAACATCATTGCACGATTTGAGGATGATGAGGGAGCTGATGCTGTCCACGTTGACGGTGGGTTTGGCACTGGCATTGTGAGTGCTGGCAAGACCATGGGTCGCAACTGGCAGATTGTATGGTTTAGCGCCAAGAGCCCAGATGTCGGTTGCATGAACCTGCGTGCCTATATGTGGAACCAAACACGTGTGTGGCTTAAGGACGGTGGGTGCATCCCTAAGGACGACATCCTTCATAGTGACCTCACAGGCCCAGAGACTGTGCCTCGTGTTGATGGCAAGATCCAGCTGGAGTCCAAAGAGGATATGAAGCGTCGTGGTGTGCCATCGCCCAACAGAGCTGATGCTCTGGCTCTGACATTTGCTATGCCTGTGGTCAAGGTTGATCATGTGCCAGTTAAGAAACAGAAAGCCCAGCATGACTTTGACCCATATGCACAGGAGAACGCATAATGTGTATTGGCCCTTTCGCACCTAAAATCCCATCACCACCCAAGTTTGAGCCACCGCCAGTTCCGCCACCACCGCCGCCACCTCCCACCAAGGCGAATGAATCGGTGAGGCGGGCACGTGAGGATGCTGAAACGCGTGCACGCCACCTTGCTGGTGACCGTTCAACCATTGGCCCCCTAGGTGCACAAGGACTATTGGTGCCAGAGAATACTGGCAAGACAACTCTGTTAGGAGGTTAGACCGATGTGTGGAGGATCAGCGCCATCACCACCAGCGCCAGCGCCAGCGCCAGCGCCGCCACCGCCTGCTCCGTTGCCTCCCAAGGCACCAAAGGGCAGTAGGCGTCGTGCCAATGCAGCTTACTCAGCAACAAGGTCCAGGAACTCTGGAGCTTTGCAGCAGACAGGCGCAAGTGCAACCATCGGATCAAGCACCTTGCTGTCACAGGTAGGAGCAGGGTCCACTGGCAAGACTCTTTTAGGAGCTTAACTTGGCCACAGTCAATCCCATCGCAGGATCCAGCAACACAAAGCCCACCACAGCGCATGATTATGTCACACGCCGCATTGGTGCTATGAACTCAGAAAGAGCTTCGTGGGACTTCCATTGGAAAGACTTAATGGATAACTTCTCTCCTCGCAGAGGGAAGTTTCTATCCACTGACCGGAACAAAGGCGCTAAGCGAAACACATTATCAAATAATACACCTTTGTTCGCTAGACGAGTTCTGGTCAGTGGGCTTATGACGGGCATCACCAGCCCAGCAAGACCTTGGTTCCGGCTGTCATCGCCAGACCCTGACATGGATGACTTTGGCCCAGTACGTGAGTGGCTTGACAGTGCAGAGAAGCTGATGTACAAAGTGTTTGCCTCGTCCAACTTGTACAAGGCGCTGCCACTCATTTACGAAGAGGCAGGAGTCATCGGTACAGCTGCCATGATCCAAGAGGATGATTTTGACAACGTCATACGCTTCACCAACTTCACTGTTGGCGAGTACATGCTGGACATTGATGGCAGGTTGAAGGTGGACACATTTGGTCGTGAGTATGAGATGACCGTTCACCAGTTGATTGATGAATTTGGTTACGAGAATGTCAGTCGGACTGTTCAGAACCTTTATGACGTGGGCACATATGGCTCATGGATCAAGGTCGTCCACCTGATTGAGCCAGTCAGCAACATGGAGTTTGATGAGTTTAATCTTGATCCGAAGTTCAAGTGGCGCTCTATCTATTATGAACCAGGCAGGGACGGCCTACATAAGACCAAGTTCCTCCGTGTCAAAGGCTATGAGAATTTTCCAATCCTTGCCCCTCGTTGGGATGCCAAGGCAGGTGACATATATGGATTCAGCCCTGGCATGGATGCTCTGGGCGATAGCCGGGTACTGCAGGTTCAAGAGCGTGAGAAGGGCAAGGCAATTGCCAAGATGGTTGCCCCACCGACCACTGCCCCAAGCGCACTCAAGAATACCAATGTCAGCTTGCTTCCTGGAGCGAACAACTTTAGTGATGACCCTAATAACATCTTTAAGCCGATCTATCAGGTTAACCCCAGAGTGGCAGAGCTGAGTGCAGACATACAGTTGACAGAGGATCGCATCAACAGAGCCTTTTACGTGGATCTGTTCCTGTTGATCAGTCGGCAGGACGATATACGCACAGCCACTGAGATCAACGCAAGGCAGGAGGAGAAGCTGCTTCAGCTAGGTCCAGTGCTTGAGGGCATGCATGACGAGCTACTTGACCCGCTCATTGACAACACCTTTGCTCGCCTGATGAGGCTGAGTGAGCCGGGATGGTCAGACGAAAGCCAGCCCCAGATGCTTCCGCCACCTCCTGATGAGATCTTCGGTGCAGAGCTCAAGGTTGATTACATCAGCATCCTCGCTCAAGCCCAGAAGCTGGTAAGCACTGGCGCTATGGAGCGTTGGGTTGGGTTCACTGGTCAGCTAGCTGGCTTACGGCCGGAAGTTCTTGATAAGCTCAATGCTGACGAGATCGTTGAGATCATGGCAGATGATCTTGGTGTTCCGAACCAAGTGGTTATTGGTGAGGAGCAGGTTCAAGAGCAACGTCAGGCACGTGCCGAGAAGATAGCGCAGCAAGAGACTGCACAGAGCCTCCAAGGTGTAATAGAAGGAGCCAAAGGATTAAGCGACACCGATACCACTGCCGGCAATGTGCTGGGTGATCTTGTTGGTGGGTTGAATTCGCAGGGAGGCCAATAATGGCAGAAGTAGCTGAAGACTTTACTGACCCACGGCAGCACAAAAAGCGAAGCAAGGCTTTCAAGCTGCGTGAGACAAAGGAGAAGGAAGACTTAAGCAAGATGCTTAAAGACCCATCAGGGCGCAGAGTGCTATGGCGGATCATGGAGCAATCAAAATTGTTGGCGCCAGATATGTTCACTGGCAACAGCACCACCTTTTACAACCTGGGCAAGCGTGACCTCGGTCTTTGGTTGTACAACGAAATCATGGGGTCAGAACCTCAAGCGTTCATGAAGATCATGGACGAGCAATTAAAGGAGACGTTACATGGCTGAAAAAGTTGCGGAAGAAAACACCGAACCCGCAGGTGAAAGTCAAGACGAGTCTTCAGACGATAAGGACGTGACCTCCTCGGCCGACGAAACCTTATTGACTAAAGACGAAGCTGCTGATCAAGATGCCGACAAAGCAGAGGACACCGAGAGTGACGATGCTGAAGGCGACGGTGAAGCAGAGCCTGTTGATTACGAAGATCTTACAATGCCTGAGGGCATGGAGATCGACGAGGCAATGTTGGGAGAATTCAAAGATATCGCTGCCAAGATGAATGATGGTAAGGGATTGTCCAAAGAAGATGCCCAGCTGCTTGTTGATTTCAGAGCTAAGACCGTCAAGGATTC